TAGTTACAATGTGGTGTCTCGTGCATTAGGTGCGGATGATCGTATCGGTATCAAGCACACCAGAGTACCGGGCCCTGATAAGAAGAAGGGGTTTGGTGGTGCGTGTCTACCCAAAGACACAATGGCATTATACAAGTTTAGTCAGGCAAGAGGGGCAGAGTTCAGTTTGTTAAATAATGTCTTGACAATCAACAACAAATACCGTATAATGTATGACTTAGATGATAGAGAATTAGTAAATAATATAACGTTCGGAGAGAATGATAATGAGTATAATGGACAAAATGAAGAAGAACAGCAAGATCAAGACAACGGAAGTACTGTCGAAGTCGGTGTTCTATAACGAGAAGGATCATGTAAAGACTGATACCCACATGGTAAATGTGGCACTCAGTGGATCTATGGACGGAGGTATTACTCCGGGAATGACGGTTCTAGCAGGCCCTAGTAAACACTTTAAAACATCGTTCGCATTGCTTATGGCAGGTGCGTACCTAAAGGAGTACAAAGATGCGATTGTTCTATTCTACGATAGTGAGTTCGGTTCACCCCAGTCTTATTTCGAGCAGTTTGGAATTGACCCTGATAGGGTTCTTCACACTCCTATTGCAAATATAGAAGAGTTGAAGTTTGACCTTGTATCTCAGTTAGAGAACATCGAACGTAAAGACAACGTGATCATTGTAATCGATTCTATCGGTAACCTTGCATCTAAGAAAGAACTAGATGATACTCTCGCAGAGAAGGGTGTGGCAGATATGTCTCGTGCCAAGTCTCTCAAGAGTCTGTTCCGTATGACTACACCATACTTGACCATGAAGAACATTCCTCTTCTTGCAGTCAACCATACCTACAAAGAGATCGGTCTGTTCCCTAAAGACATCGTGGGTGGTGGTACTGGTATTACATACAGTGCGGATAACATTTGGATCATTGGTCGTAGACAGACTAAGACTGGTACCGAGGTTACAGGGTATGACTTTATCATCAACGTAGAGAAGTCTCGTTATGTTAAAGAGAAGTCCAAGATCCCAATCTCTGTCTCGTGGGATGGTGGTGTTGAGAAGAACTCTGGTCTACTAGAGGTTGCACTTGCAGGTGGATATGTTATCAAACCAAGTAATGGTTGGTATAGTCGATGTCATGGTACCGAAGCAGAAGATCAGAAGTTCCGTACCAAGGCAACTCTGACCGATGAGTTCTGGGCACCTATCTTCGAAGAGAGCGACTTCAAAGAATTTGTTCGAAAACAATATCAAATAGGGTTGCCAACCCAGTTAGATTGTGATATAATAGTGGATAGTAACAATGATTAATGTAGACAAGGTATCAGAAGATATACATTATGAATTGATACCAGTTGAGTATGTTGATAACGATGCCGCGTGGGATGTAAGAATCCTGCGTGGTGAGTTCACCGAGACTGTGATACGGTTTGGAACTATCTCGTTTGATGGTGAGAGTGAGAACTTGAGGTTTGACTTCAGGGTTGTTGAATCACCGAGTGATGCCACCTCCGAGGTTGTAGAGTTACAGGAGTTCGCGGCAGACATACTGGAAGATATAATTGAGAATGGCATTCGTGATGGCAAGGTAGTCACACGAGACAGAGATAATGGAGAACAAATTGCAAGAGATACATCTGGAACAAACGATACTGAGGAACTTACTGACTAATGATGAGTACGCGAGGAAGGTTGCCGCTTTCCTCGATACTGATTACTTTGAAGGTGTCTACAAAGGACTCTTCTCTGAGTTCACTAAGTTCATTGCTAAGTACAACAAACTTCCTACTATGGAAGCATTTAAGATTGAGGTCGATGAAGGTGATCGACTCAACGATGAACAATACCGCCATGCCATTGAGATCCTTCCTAACATCTTTGAGAAGAAGGAAGAGAATCTTGAGTGGTTGCTCGAACGTACCGAGAAGTGGTGTCAAGACCGTGCGGTCTATAACTCTATCATGGAATCTATTCAGATCATTGATGGTAAGCACCAGACTCTATCCAAGAATGCCATACCTGAGATCCTAAGTAAAGCACTAGGTGTTACCTTTGATACTAACATTGGTCACGACTACCTAGAGAACATTGACGAACGATGGGATTACTACACACGAGACGAAGAACACATACCGTTCGATCTGGATATGTTCAATCAGATCACCAAGGGTGGTTTGGTCAAGAAGTCTCTGAACATTGCACTGGCAGGTACAGGTGTTGGTAAGTCTCTGTTCATGTGTCACTGTGCCGCAGGTAACCTATCTATGGGTAAGAACGTACTCTATATCACTATGGAGATGTCCGAAGAGAAGGTCGCAGAACGTATTGATGCTAACTTACTTAATGTTGCAATCGATCAGTTAGAGAATCTATCCAAGAATGTGTTTACCTCTAAGGTTCAGGCAGTTGCCAAGAAGACCCAAGGTAAGTTGATCATTAAAGAATACCCGACTGGTCAGGCAAACGCGGCACACTTCCGTGCGCTATTGAATGAGATGAAGTTGAAGAAGAACTTTATACCAGACGTGATATATATTGATTACCTGAACATATGTTCGTCTGCAAGGATGAAAGCAATGGGTGGTGCTATCAACTCTTATACATACATTAAGAGTATTGCCGAAGAGATCCGTGGTCTGGCAGTAGAGTTTAATCTACCGATCATGTCTGCGACTCAGACCACTCGTGGTGGTTATGGTAATGATGATGTTGGTCTAGAGGATACTTCCGAATCGTTTGGTCTACCTGCAACGGCAGATCTAATGTTCGCATTGATATCCAATGAAGAACTGGCAAACAACAATCAGATCCTTATTAAGCAGTTGAAGAATCGTTACAATGATGCGACTGGTATTAATCAGAGATTTGTTGTGGGTGTTGATCGTAACAAGATGCGTCTATATGATGTTGACCAGAACGACAACCCTATGAACAGAGAAGAGGATACTGGCCCAGTGTTCGATAATAGTAACTCAGGACAACGTATGAACGCAGAGAATAGATTTGGGGACTTTAAGTTATGAGTCCAGAATACCAGACATTACTAACCCTTGCTTGCATGGGTGGCACATACTTCTGGGCACACCACCACGGTAGACTTGCAGGGATTAGAGATACATTATTATTCCTTGAGAAGAATGGTGACCTAACAATTGAAGAAGAAATTATTGAAATAGAGGATGACGAAGATGAGTGAAGTAAACCTAGTAGCACTGAGTAAACCCAACGTTGGCGCAAGTGGTTGTTGGGATGCAAACGAATTGATTGCATATACAGCACGAGTAAGTAACCCTGCCAATCAGAACAATCCTGATACAGCACCTAAGTTGTTACGTTACCTAATCAAACATGGGCATTGGTCACCGTTTGAGATGGTTCATATGACTCTTGAAATCAAAACAACTCGTGACATTAGTAGACAGATCCTACGTCACCGTTCGTTTTCATATCAAGAGTTCAGTCAACGATATGCCGAGTCCGAAGACTTTGTATCAAGGGAAGCACGAATGCAAGACGCGAAGAATCGCCAAGCATCTATTGAGACCGATGATCCTACTTTAGCAGAGAACTGGTCTATTGCCCAAGCACGAGTTATCCGTACTGCCAAAGAGGTATATAACTGGGCACTAGATAATGGTATTGCAAAGGAACAGGCAAGAGCAGTATTACCCGAAGGAAACACAGAGACAACATTATACATGGCAGGGTCACTCCGATCATGGATACATTATTGTCAGTTGCGTATGGGTATAGAAACGCAGAAGGAACACCGCGAGGTGGCATTACAAGCATGGGAACATATTAAGATACATTTCCCAGATATTGCGGATGCAGTAGATCCTCAACCTAAACCAAGAATTGTAGATGATGCAGGTTGTGATGTAGAGACAGGGAAGTTCTTAGGATGAAGCACATAACTAAAGTTGTCTTAGACGATGAAGGTAATCAATGCATAGAATTCTCAGATGAATTGATGTTAGTGCTTGACTTACAGGTGGGTAATGTGTTACAATGGGACTTGTCTGAAGATAATCGATGGACATTAACTAAAATTAAGGATACAGAAGAAAATGAGTGAAATGAAGAAAGGTGATATTGTCACCGTAATGACAAGCGTAGGTGAGTATATTGCGCGATTAGATCGTATCGATGCAGGATCAGTCAGTGTGTTAGACCCACGATTAATCGTGCGTGGCGAAGAAGGTGCGATTGGTTTTGGTCGTGGGGTATGTATGTCTGCCATTGAGAAACCTAAGAACCTAACTTTCCAAGATGTATTGTTTGTAGTACCTACGAACGAGTCATTCGAGAAAGCATGGATTGAAGCAACTTCAGGTATCATCATCTAATGTCGGAAATTACTATACGCAATGTAAAACTCCTTGAGACTCTTAACAGTTTCAGTGATGAGTTCTTCTCGAAGGAAGAGTACAACCATCCTCCGAGTCAGATGTATAGTTCCGTAAGAGATATGAGCATGGGTGAGTACTACTGCGACAGAGAATATCTGGAAGAGTGTCTTGCCCTACCTGAGACTGTAGGTGTGCCAGTACGTCACTTTGCCCAACCGATCTCTAGGATGGTAAGAGAACATCCCAACAAAGAAGATTGGAAGGGTTTCATGCAGAAGGTCAAGTATGACTTCGCGGCAGAGATAGGTGCGCACACTAGTGCGTTACTATCTTACTACCCTCCCGGTGGGTTCGTGGGTTGGCATACTAATGCAGATGCTACAGCATATCAAGTACTATTTACTTGGTCAACTGGTAATGGTTACTTCCGTTACTACGACAAAGCAAATGATAAGATTGTAACTATACAGGACGTAGCAGGGTGGCAAGCACGTCACTACTACTTTGGCCCTGAGAATGAACCTGAGAATCATTGTTGGCATAGTGCCTATGCAGGAGATAACCGCATAACACTAGCATACAAGTTTCCCGGACATGGAAAACATGATCCTCGTGACCAACAGGCACGAGACTTACGCGATTTATTAATTGAGGAAATTGAAAGTGTTGATTAACAAACTATTACCAGAAGACCAGAAACGAGTTGTAAATGCAATCAAAGAGATGTCAGACAGTATGACACGCATTGACGCAGAGAAGGACTTGATCAAAGATATTGTTCAGGTGACCTTCGAGAACCATGAGATCGACAAGAAGCATATTCGCAAACTTGCCGCTATATATCATAAAGCAAACATGGATGAAGTCCGTACTGAGTTTGATGACCTAGAGTCGTTGTACGAGACGTTATTCAGTAAGGAGAAGTAAGATGGGACATTACGATACTGAAAGATTTAAAGACAAGAACAGTCCACAGGGAGATGCTTACAGGCATGGCGTTGATGGGTTTCAGACCTATGACACAAATAACGTTAAAGTTAACTTCAATAACATCGATGAACCAATCTTAGCGGCAGGGATGGGGTCAGTTGATAAAGGTATGATCTATGCGCATACTAACTTCACATTCCCGAAAGACCAAGAAGAATTTAAAATACGCAAAGAACACATCAAAGAAAGTATTAAGTACAAGTTCAACGAAGGTCGGTTGATCGGAGAGTTCGCAGACTATATCGACTCCACCTATGATGCTCATTACTGTACCTCTGGTATTCAGTCTAGTGAAGTAATCATTGACCGTGGTCGTGGTATGGGTTTCTTCCTTGGTAATGTGGATAAGTATTCTTCTCGTTATGGTAACAAGGGTGAAGTGTCTGATCATCGTAAGGATCTTATGAAGGTATTGCATTATGCATTACTTGCATTACACACTCACGACATTGAAAATGCTTAATGGCATATACCGACAACATCATGGTCTTCAACGGAGATTCGTTTACCTATGGTGATGAACTAAAAGGATATGAGGACAATCAGCAAGATCCACATACCTTTGCATATAAGTTAGCGCAGGATCACTTTGATAAGAAGTATGTGAATCTCGCAACAAATGGTTCATCGAACTCTAAGATCTTTCGAACGACCCTAGACTTCATACATAAGACTAACAAAGATATTGGTTTGTTGTGTATCATGTGGACGAACTGGGGTCGGTTTGA